TTTAATGGAGTACAACCCAGACTATCGGATAATGTACACTTGTGGCCACAGAGAAACTTCATTGAAGACTCGTGGGGTGAGATTTCATTGAATTTTCTTGGTACGACTGAAAATTTTACTAAAGATATTGCTGAAGTTGCCCGATACTTGAAACTGAATCTACCAAAGAATATTGGATTAGTTAACTCAAGTAACCACAATGACCACTTGCAGAAATATGAACAAGACCAAGGCTTCAGACGCGCAGTGGAAGAGTACTATGCGCTTGATAAGAAGCTGTATGATGAAATTTCTCTAAATAATAGTACAAAAGATAACATTGACTTGCTTCGTTGAAGAAGTCAAAATGGGCCGCCTCGTAGAGGGGCCCACATAAAAAATACTCGCCTTATAGGGAGGTAACACTATGGGTAACTATCCAGAGCTTTTTCGAGAGCTTGAAAACCAAATGATTGGATTCGACAGTATGTTTGATCGAATCCGCACAAGTAATGTGCCGCAGAATTCTTCATTCCCACCTTACAATCTTATTCGAGACGGTGACAGTTTACAACTGGAATTTGCTGTCGCAGGATATGATGAATCTGATTTGATGGTTGACTACCGTGATAGTATTCTAACTATTTCTGGTAAGAAGTCAAAAGAGTCGGAGGATGAAGATATTGGAGAGTATCTACATCGTGGTATCGCGCGCCGAAGTTTTGAACAAAAGTTCACACTAGCGGATACTGTTATAGTCGACGATGCTGAGCTTACAAATGGAATACTTGTGGTGTACTTGCATAATGAAGTACCAGAGTCAAAGAAAGCACGAACAATTCCTATTGGAAACTCAACGCCAGATACTCAACAGCTAAATGGATAACACCTCCAGTGTGTTTAGAGTGTGTGGGGTCGGTCAATCCGACCCCTTTTTCTTTAGTAATGGTTGACAATCGAGCGTGAATGGTACATAGTAATAGCATGAAGTTCTACACTGATATTCGTAAGTACGGAAACTATATCTTTCATCGTGGATATGAGAACGGTGAACAATTTTTCGAGAAATGTGCATTTCAACCTACCTTGTTCGTTCCTACAAATGCACACAAGGATTTGAATGGAAGCAAAACACCGTGGCGCTCATTCTATGGAAATAGGCCCATGGTCCCACTCACATATGATACGATGGCTGAAGCTTGGGAGAAAATCGAAGAGTACAAGAATACTCCCGAGATACAGTTTCACGGTATGGAGAAATTTGAGTATCAGTTCTTAGTTGAACGATACCCCGACCATATTGACTATGAGTTCGATAGCCTAACGATATTGAACTTTGACATTGAGGTTGATTCGACAAATGGGTTTCCAGAACCTTCACAAGCAACTGAAACTGTAACTGCGATTACAGCTGTTGTGAAGGGACACTACCATATATGGGGATTGCAACCATACACCGCCAAAAACTCAAATGTTACATACTACGAATCAGAAACAGAGTTTCAACTATTGAACAAGTTTCTTGACTTTTGGAGTAAGATAAGTCCCGATGTTGTGACTGGGTGGAATACAGATACCTTTGATGTGCCTTATATGTATAATCGTCTAACGAATGTGCTTGGCGAGAGGAAAGCGAAGTTGCTTTCACCTTGGAAAATTGCAAAGAAGCGTACTGTATGGATTAAGAACCAACCACACGAAATTATTGACCTCTACGGTATACAACAACTTGACTATTTGCTTCTATACAAGGTCTTTACATACAAAAAGCAAGAATCGTATAAGCTTGATAACATAGCTCATGTTGAGCTTGGCGAGAAGAAATTATCCTATGAAGAGCACCAGACATTGGATAAGCTATACGAACAGGACTTTGATCGCTATGTTGACTATAACATTCGAGACGTAGAGCTAGTTGATAAACTTGAGGATAAGCTTGGTCTTATGAGACTAGCTATTTCTTTGGCATATACAACTCATGTCAACTTCACGGATACAATGAAGCAAGTTCGTATGTGGGATTCGTTTATATACTATTGGTTGAACAAAGAGAAGATAGTGCTTCCGCCAAATTTACCGCATAGTAAAGAATACAAATATGAGGGTGCTTATGTAAAAGAACCTGTTGTGGGAAAGCACGGATGGATTCTTAGTTTAGACTACAACAGTCTGTATCCTAGCATAATTCGCTTTCTGAATATCTCACCGGAGACGCTTGTGAATGAGCGAGTGAATAATGTATCAGTTGCATCATTTCTTAGTCGTAAAGTTGAGACTTCCAATACAGAATGTGCTGTAGCTGCAAATGGAACGATGTATACAAGAAATGAACATAGTTTGCTTCCAAGGATGGTACGCGAGGTCTATACTGAACGAAAGAAAAATAAGAATCTCTCGATTGAAGCGAAGAGACAACTTGAGGACAGTTCACTTTCAAAGAAAGAAAAGGATGACCTAAAGAGAAAAGCGTCGATTCACGGTGTACTTGATAAAGCACAAAAGGTTGTATTGAATAGCTTGTATGGAGCTTTGGGGAATGAGTATTTTCGTCTCTACTCAACTCCAATGGCGGAAGCTATTACTGTGTCTGGGCAACTTGCTATACAATGGGTTGCTAAGGATATTAACGAGTATCTTAGTAAACTAATCGGTGTGCAAAAGGACTATGTGATTTATGGTGACACAGACTCAGTTTATGTGAATGTCGATGATTTGGTACAAAAGTATGTGTCCGATAAACCAGTACAAAAGATTGCTGACTTTCTTGATAAGATTACCCGAGAGAAGTTAGAACCAATCGTCGAAGCTTCGATTTCAGAGCTTGCATCATACTTGAATGCTGTGGAATTTAATGCTCTCGCAATGGGCCGAGAGGTTATTGCCAATGTGGGAATCTGGCAGGCAAAGAAACGATACGCTTTGAATGTTATTGACTCTGAGGGTGTTCGGTATTCGAAGCCCAAGATGAAGATTATGGGTATGGAGACGGCCAAGTCTTCTACTCCTGCTGTAGTTCGACAACATATGGAGGAACTTCTATATACAGTTTTAAATAAGGATGAAGTGACTTCACAGAAACTCATTAAAGAAATACGAAAGAAGTTCAAGACTTACGCTATAGAAGATATAGCGTTTCCAAGAGGTGTGAATGGACTGAAAAAATACTATGACGTTTCTCATATATACTCAAAAGGAACTCCGATTCATGTAAGAGGCGCATTGCTATATAATCACTATATACGTGCGTGGGGGCTTGATAAGAAGTATGAGATGATAACCGAAGGTGAGAAGATTAAGTTTATTCACTTGAAAGAGCCGAATCCAATACATGAAAATATCTTCTCATTTATTCAGATGTTTCCACGAGAAAGTGGTTTGGTAGAGTATATTGACTATGAAAAGATGTTTGAAAAGACATTTCTCGAACCAATGAAGTCAATCTTTGATGCAGTTGGTTGGTCAATGGTGAAACAAAAGACACTTGAAAGTATGTTCGAATAGGAGTATAGTTTGTTCATCGGAATACTTAACATTACAGCAGCAATTATATTATCGCTTGTATCAGCTTTTTTTTCCATAACTGGAATTCAAACAATCTTTGCTGGAGCTGCTATTGGTGCTACATTAATGGGTGCGGCTCTTGAATTCTCAAAGATTTCTGCAACGATATGGTTGCATTCTTGGTGGAAGAAAGTCAATAAGCTTCTCAAATACTATCTTGTGTTTGCGGTGTTTGTATTGATTGTTGTGTCTTCATTGGGAATCTTTGGATATTTGTCGAAGGCTTATATCGGTCAACAGCAACCTGCTTCAGAGATGAAGAATCAAATCGAGCGAATAGATTCAAGAATCGCAAGACAAGAAAGAGACATTGAACGCTCTGAGAGTGCCTTAGAGTCACTTGACGAGTCGATTGCAATTTACTTTGAGTATGACCAAGTAACTAATGGTCTTGAACAAAGAGAAGCACAACAAGATGAAAGGAATGAACTAAATCAACAAATAACGAATGCTCAAAATACGATTGATGAACTGAGAGATACAAGAGTTCGTTTACAGAATGAGGTTGAGCAGATTGAAGTAAATGTTGGTCCCATTCGTTATATGGCTGCTTTAATGTATGGAGAGGATGACGCTGAGAGTAACTATGACAATGCAGCGCGGTTCTTCATTATATTGTTGGTATTGGTATTTGACCCATTTGCTGTACTTATGATGGTGTCTGGTAGCATTGCTCTTGAATCTGCAAGCTCTAACAAGAAAAAAAGTCAACGAAAATCAAAGAGAAAAGCATCGACAACACCAAAGAAATCGTCAAAGAAAGCAACAGAGCAACCAAAGAAAAGAGAAACGAATCAAGAGTTGCCGATGGAAACCGAGGAAGCAAAATCATCCTCGAATCAAAAGGACTCGAGTAAAGTAGTTGAAGTAGATATGTCAGAATACTTTGACCCAGAGCAAATTCGCGAAATAAAGGAGCAATCAGAGCATCGCCCTTTGCGACAAAGAAAACAAAGGAGCAGCAATGGTTGACAAACAATCGTAAGAGTCGTACCATTACTAATAATAAGGAGAAGGTTCCTCAAATGAAATTTTTAGAGAATATCGAAGAAGTAACAGGTAACCAATACGCTGCTCGCGGAAAGACAATAAATGATGATAGAGAAACTATTGATACGGGTTCATATATTCTGAATGCGTTGCTTTCAGGTTCTATCTTTGGTGGTGCTGCATCTAATGGAGTGACCGCATTTGCTGGAGAAGAAGCCACAGGAAAGACTTTTCTGGTATTAAGTGCTGTAAAGCGCTTTCTTAATACTCACGACGATGGCGCTGTGATTTATTTTGAATCAGAGGGAGCAATCGACAGTAAGATGCTCGAAGAGCGCGGAATAGACATTAGTCGTGTTTATGTCATTCCGGTTGTAACGATACAGGACTTTCGTACTCAGGCATCTAAGGTGCTGTCCGAGTATGAGAGTGAGAAAGAGCGCAAGCCTATGATGTTTGTGTTGGATTCTTTGGGTATGCTTTCGACAACAAAAGAAGTTGAAGATATCACGTCTGGTAGTGATAAGCGAGATATGACACGAGCGCAACTGATTCGTGCTAGCTTTCGAGCTTTGACTTTGAAGTTGGCTGTATTGAATGTACCGCTGTTTATTACTAACCACACATACACTGTTGTTGGGTCGATGTTTCCACAAAAGGAAGTCGCTGGAGGTGGGGGGCTTAAGTTCGCCGCTTCGACGATTGTAATGCTTTCTAAAAAGAAGGAGAAGGATGGCACAGATATTGTTGGTAATGTAATTCACGCTAAGACTTATAAGTCACGATTGTCTAAAGAGAATCAGCAAGTTGATGTACGACTATTTTATGAGTCTGGACTTGACCGATATTATGGTCTATTAGAACTTGCAGAGAGATTTGACATTATAAAAAAAATGGGCTCTCGATATATACTGCCCGATGGTCGAAAGGAGTATGCAAAGACAATATTGAAGAAGCCAGATGAGTATTTTACAGATGAACTGTTGATGCAGATTGATGATGCTGCTAGACAGTCATTTACGTATGGTCAGGGAACTGACACTAACTTTGACGACGATACAGATACGGAGGTATAGTATGTCACCGGATGAATTTACACACCCGATTACAAAGCAGTTTATTCAGGAAACTGAGAACATTGATGAGTTTTTTGTAGAGCGCTACACGACTCCAACAATGACAAAAGAGGAGTTGGAACAATCAAAACTTGAGAACCATTTGAGCATTCCAGTGCGAATTATCAACTTTCCATGGAATGAAGAATTTGAGGGCCTTGAGTTTCAGATTGGCCAAGTAAACATTGAAGAGAGTGAAGACAAGAAAACAGCACGTTTAAGCTATCACTACAATGTACAAAAGAATCCCAATGAGCTTGATATCGCAAATCAGGATGAAACTTCAAAGCTAACTGCGGACAATGAGCTACTTGATGTGTTTATTGGTCGCTTGGTAGAATCATTGCTCTATCGAATGAGTCAAGATGAAGAGTTTCTACAAAACGCCAAGGAAAATATTGAAAAAGAGGCTGGAGAAGGAACGGACGAATAGTCTATATGAACAATCGTATTGAAAGCCTGATACTCTTTTCTCTTATACACGATGAAACTTACACTCGCAAAGCGCTTCCGTTTCTATATAAGGACTACTTTGAACAGAAGCGCGAGCGAGTAATTTTTGACAAGATATCTGAGTATTTTCAGCAGTATAACATACCACCTACTATTGAAGTTCTTGGTGTGTCAATCTCTCAACTATCGAACATTACTGAGCAAGAAGAATCGGATATTCGTGAATACTTGAATGACTTAGTTCAGTCCAATGATATTGAGAAAATTGGTCGAGATTGGCTGATAGACCAAACTGAGAAGTTCTGTCAAGAGCAATCGATACACAATGCTATTCTTGAGTCAATTAGTATCATTAATGGCGAAAACAAGAAGCTTGATAAGGGAGCCATACCAAAGATACTGTCGGATGCCTTAGCTGTATCCTTCGATACCAACATCGGTCACGACTATATTAATGACTCAGATGAACGGTACAAGTTCTATCATAGAACTGAGAAGAAAGTTCCGTTCGATATCGATTCATTCAACAAGGTCACAAAAGATGGGCTGTCCAGTAAAACATTAACGATACTAGCTGCTGGAACTGGAGTTGGAAAAACTCTTGCTATGTGTCACTTTGCAGCTGCCAATCTCAGTCTTGGGTATAATGTACTTTATCTAACACTTGAGATGTCGGAAGAGCGTATTGCTGAGAGAATTGATGCTAACTTGCTTGATGTTCCTATAGCTGATATTGAAGAGCTTCCAAAGGCACTCTATGATAGAAAAGTCGAGAAGCTTAAGAGCAATGTTAAGGGTCGTTTGATGATTAAGGAGTATCCAACTGCTTCTGCTGGAACGAACCACTTTCGTGCATTGCTTGATGAACTCAAGATGAAAAAGGACTTTATACCAGACATAATCTATGTTGACTACCTAAATATAGCGGCGTCAAGTCGTATGAAGGTTGGTCAGTCTAGCAATATGTATTCATATGTGAAGTCTATTGCGGAAGAACTAAGAGGAATCGCTGTTGAATATGAGGTTCCAGTATTTACTGCAACTCAGACAAACAGAGCAGGATTTCAGGATTCAGATGTGGGGCTTGAGAGCACATCGGAATCTTTTGGTGTTGCAATGACGGGTGACTTTATTCTTGCTGCGATGAGCAATGAAGATATGCAAGAGCGTGGTGTATACCTGTTTAAGCAACTCAAGAATCGTTATGTGGACCCAACATTCATGAAACGCTTTATGGTCGGAGTTGACTATTCAAAGATGCGACTGTATGAACTGGAAAACCCAATAGATGGATTGTATGAGAATAACCAACAATCTAATGACCAACAGCAATCAAATGGGAATCGTCGGCGAAGAAATTTTGATGCTCTAAAGGTAGAAGAAGATGCCTAATGAAGAATACGACTTTCAAAGACAAATAAATGACATACTAAAGACACGCTGGAATGCTTTAGAAGCACTTACTCCACCACCAACGCCATCTAATGGTGATGAAGACACGGAAGAAGAGCTTCCATTTGTATATGACCCATCAAACCTTCCCGTACATGAATTACGATACTCAAGTGAGTACTTACTTGAATTCATTGAAGGAGTTTCTGACTATTTTTCTTCTGGTATTGATGTATCACCTTATATTCATATACACAGAATAATTCTTGACAACTTCAGTAGACTTGGTCAACTTATTAAGGACATTGAAGAAGCATTTGGTGAACTTGGATTTGAGAATGACCCCAATTTTTCTGAACTTACAAAAGAGGAGTTTGAACAAAGGTCTGAGTTAATTCGAGATGCAACGATAGAC